GCGGATGGGACTCTACCGCGTCGGTCGCTGATTGCTGTTTGTGTATGGGGAGAATGCAGTTTGTCTGAGGTAAATCACGGGGTTGTCAGGCCCATCGCGCAATTATGCGCCTGGGAGGACAACTACAACACGAACGACGTCGCTTCGATTGCCCTGAGCATTCGGCGCTACGGCTTCAACAATGCGCTGCGCGTCTGGCGCGACAATATCATCATGGCAGGCAATCACACCTTCGCAGGCCTGCTGCTGATTGAGGCGGAAGGGCCACGGCCTTACGTCGACCAGTCATGGCCCCCGGCGAATGTCACTGTCCACGATGGACAGTGGTTCGTGCAGGTGGTCGACGTGGCGCACCTGAGCGACATCGAGGCAAAGGCGTTTGCCATCGCCGATAACCAGCTTGCACGGCAGGCCGTCACGGACGACGTGCTGCTGGCGCGTTACCTGCAGGAGATTGCGGAACACGATAAGGCGATGACTGCCGCTTCGGGCTTCGATGACGCGGCCTTCGACGCCATGATGAAGTACCTAACGGCGGACATGGTCGATGACGACGCGCCGAGCGAGGACGAATGGGCGTCTGCGCTGGGCCGGCTGCCGTCCGGCGAGCGCAACCCCATTCAGGAAATGGCCTTCTCCCTGCATGACGATCAGGCTGAAACCGTCCGGCGAGCGCTGACACGGTCGAGAGCGCTGGGGCCATTTGGCGACACAGGTAATCAGAACGGGAACGGCAATGCGCTGGCCCGCATCTGTGAGATGTGGTTGGGGCAGAACGATGAGTAGCGCAAAGGACATCATCGTCCGCCCGATCAGCCGCAAAGAAGCTGATGACGTCGTCAAGCGGGTGCATTACAGCGGAAAAGTCGTCAACAACAGCCAGCTTCATCTGGGCGTGTTTCTGAATGGCAAGCTCGAGGGCGCAATGCAGTTCGGGCCGTCACTCGACAAGCGCAAGGTGATCGGGTTGGTCGACGGTACCGGCTGGAATGAATTCATCGAACTCAACCGCATGGCCTTCTCGGATGTGTTGCCACGGAACAGCGAGAGCCGAGCGCTGGCAGTCGCCATGCGGATGCTGCGCAAACACGCGCCTCATCTGAAGTGGGTCATCTCCTTTGCTGATGGAATGCAATGCGGCGACGGGACGATATACCGCGCTTCCGGCTTTGTGCTGACGGGTGTCAGCCAGGGGTCGATGTGGCTTCTGCCGCCCGATCTGGCAGCCATCAACAAGGGGCCGGTCGCCCATCGGCTGTCGATCCAGAACAAGACCAGCGCCATATCACATGAGGTTCTCAGGCGAACCAACGGCAAAAACCTGCAAATGCATGAGTACGTCCGTCGGTTTGGTGGCGAAGTTCTGCCGGGGTATATGCTGCGCTACATCTACTTCATCGACCCGGCCTGCAAGGAACGCCTGACGGTGCCAATTCTGCCGTTCAGCAAGATTGATGAACTGGGTGCAGGTATGTATCGCGGCGAGAAACGTTAAACGCGCGGACGAGGCGATAGAGGACGCGCCCGGTGACCAGCCGGGAAAGGGCGGTGCAAGTCCGACTCGTCCGCTTCAAAAAGTAACCTCATGGATGAAGAGTAACCTCATGGATGAATGACGATGCAGTGTACAGGCACGAGCAAACAGTCGGGCGAACGGTGTAAGCGCCACGCTGCACCAGGCTTCACGGTCTGCAAAATGCACGGCGGCGCGACGCCGACCGGCATTGCATCACCCCATGCGAAAGACCTGCGTCACAGCAAACACCTGAAAGGTAATCTGCTTGCGCGGTATGAGGAGGCGCTGACTGATCCAGACCAACTCAACCTGACCAACGAGATTGCGTTGGTGGATGCGCGTATTGGCGATCTGCTGTCCCGATTGGATGAGGGCGACATCGCGGGTCTGTGGCTGAAGCTGCAACGTGCCTATGAGGACTTCCGGCAGAGCATTCATACCGGCGACAAGGAAGCGGGCATAGAAGCAATGCACACGATGGGCAACATCATTGAACTGGGCGCGAACGATCAGCTGCTGTGGGCGCAACTCAGCGGGTTTATGGAGCAGCGGCGGGCGCTGGCTTCAACGGAAGCCAAACGACGAATTGCCATGCAAAAGACGATGGACGCCAAGGAGGGAATGGCACTGGCGATGGCGTTGGTAGGAGTGGTGAGAGCGCATGTTCGAGATCGAGACACCCTTGCCGCCATCCAGACCGACCTTACGCGACTCCTTACTCGAGGCAATGGCGGAGGCTATCAACCCACCTGAGAAGGTGTTGCCGACACGTGACGAGATCGCCCAGCATCTCAAGGTCATCAATAAAGACGGCGAGCTGGTCTCGTATGTACCAAACCGGGCGCAGCGGGACTTTCTCGCCAAGCGCACCGGGCGTGATCTGATCCTGAAAGCGCGGCAACTCGGTTTCAGTACGGCGATTCAGGCTGATAACTTCATAGATGCGGAAACGCGCACGTCGTTGCAGGCGACCCTGGCGCATGACATCCCCACGACTCAGAAGCTGCGTCGTATGGCGAAGAACTTCTATAACAACTTGCCCGCAAATCTGCGCCTGACGCGCGGTTATGACAACGCCATGACGACGACCTATAAGGAGTCGTCCAGTGAGGTCACGATTGCGACCGCTGGTAGTCTGAACATGGGTCGTGGCGGCACCTACACAAAGGTGCATGGCTCGGAAGTCGCCTACTGGAAAGACGCTGAGGCCATTATGAAAGGCCTCATGCAGGGTGTGGCGAAGGGTGGGCAGATTGCTCTGGAGTCTACGCCCAACGGCGCGCAGGGCTGGTTTTACGACCGCTGCATGGAGGCGCTCGATGGCAAGGGGTCGTGGACGCTGCACTTCTATGCCTGGTGGTGGGATGACGAATATCGGCTTGATCTGGAACTGGGCGAGACGATTACCTACACCGAAGATGAGCAGCGCCTTGTTGCCGACCACAAACTGACACCTGAGCAGATCAAGTGGCGTCGGGGCAAACAGCAAGAGCTCAAGGGCGACTTCATTCAGGAATACCCGGAAGACCCGGTGACCTGCTTCCTGACGTCGGGCAATGGCTACTTCTCCAACATCACGAAGGTGAAGGACATTTTCCGGGCTGCACGGCTGCCAGCACCGCGTCCGCGTCACCGGCACGTCGCTGGGCTGGACTACGGGCAGACCAACGACTATACCGCGCTGTCCATTATCGACACGGATTACCTCGAAGAGGTGTGCCTGTGGCGAGACAATAACCTGCCGCCGAAGGAAATCCGGCGGCGCATCATTCGCCTGCTCGTGCAGTGGAATGTTCGGGTTGTCGTGGTCGAAAAGAACAGCATCGGTCGCGACCTCATTGCTGAACTAATCGACGATCTGGCAGACGCCAAACTGGACGTCAAGGTTGTACCGTTCTGGACGGACCCCAAACGCAAACGCAAGATCATCACCGGGCTGCACTACTCGCTCGATGAGGAAGGCTTGCAGTTGCAATCCGACGCCGAAGGCCGTCAGGAGATTTACAACTTCATCTCCCGCCAGACCAGTAACGGTGGCTGGCAGTATGAAGCCGAGAGCGGACACGACGACACCGTCATCGCGCGGGCGTTGGCGAACTATGCGCGGGACGTGAACCCGACTGCGGAAAGCTATCAGGGGTGAGTATGACGGTAACGGCAGATTTGAAGCTGGCGTATGAGACACTCAAGGCCAAGAAACTGCGCTATGACATCCTCTTCAACTACTATGACGGCAATCCACCCATGCAATATGTGTCTGACCGTCTGCGCGAGGTGTTCGGCAACCGCGAGGCGCGATTCTCGCAGAACTGGCCTGCTGTCGTCATCGACAGCGAAGCTGACCGCATCCAAATGAACGGCTTCAGTGTCGGTGAGGATGATGAACTAACGGACACGCTGACTGGCCTGTTTGAAGACACGGAACTCATCTCGGACGTTGATGATGTGACGCTGGCAACGCTTGTGACGGGCGAAGCTTTTGTCTTCGTCTGGCAGGGAGAAAACAACGAGATTGAGGGCTACTACAACGACCCGCGCTTGTGTCACGTCTTTTACGATCAGGAGCGTCCGCGCGAAAAACGCATGGCGGCGAAGTGGTGGGTCGACGGCAATCAGAAGCGCCGTATCAACCTGTATTACCCGGATCGCATTGAATACTACATCTCGGTCAACAAGGCTGAGAACACCGACAATGCCGTTGGCATGTATGCGCTCCAGCCCGCTGCAGCCAATCCATTCAACGAGATCCCGATCTTCCACTTCCGGCGAGAACGGCGAACGATCAAGAGCGCGCTCGTCAATGTTATCGAGCCTGCCGACGCCATCAACAAACTGACTCAGGACATGATGGTTGCCGCCGAGTTTGGGGCGTTTAAGCAGCGCTACGTCATCACGTCTGCCACCATCACACAACTCAAAAATGCGCCTAACGAAATCTGGAGCCTTCCAGCGGCTGACATGGATGGTCAGCCGACGATGGCGGGCGAGTTCAGTGCGACCGAGCTAAACAACTACCTGGAAGCGATGGATAAGCTCGCTTACAACATTGCCATCATCACCCGGACGCCGAAGCATTTCTTCATGGGGCAGGGTGGCGACCCGTCTGGCGAGGCGCTGATTGCGATGGAAGCGCCGCTCAACAAGAAAGCGCAGAAGACCATCGACCGCATGACTCCGGTGTGGCGGCAGGTCGCCGTGTTCATGCTGAAGCTCAAGGGCGTCGATGTCGATCCGAAGACCATCAAGCCCCTATTTGAACGGCCCGAAACAGTGCAGCCGAAGACGGCGGCGGAAATTCGCGAAATCGACGTCCGTACCGGAATTCCGCTCAGCACCTCGCTGAAGCGTGAAGGTTGGACGGAGAAGGAAGTCGCCGAGATGGAGGATGACCGGAAGGACGAAGCCGAAATGAAGGCGCGGTCAGAGACGCGGGCTTTTGTTGGCAACATCTTCAGTCAGAACGGAGCAAACAGCAATGGCAACGGAACTCAGCCACCTTCCAGCGCTCAGCCCGGAGCAACTGGAAATCGCGTTGCAGCAGTTGGAGGTCGCCAACCTCAGCCCGCGCGGTAAGCACATGATTGCCGACATGCTGAAGCAAGCCGCCGCCGGGGGCGATAGCGTCGAGTCGGCGATTGCTTCACTCGACGCCGAACGGCAGGCCGAGATTGCCGGCATGGTGGCAGAGCTGGCGGGTCTGACGACGAACGCAGTCGCGCGGGGGAGCGCTGACCTGCTTGCGATGGATGATGACGAGTGGGACGCGCTGGTGCGTGAGGCAGCCGACGAATGAGCCGCCTCACGCAAATCATCAGCCTGCTATATAGGCGCACTGAGGGCGAGCGGGCGCAACTGGAGCGCCAGCTTCTTGAGCAGCGCAAACGGACATGGTCAACGGCACTACGGGCGGAAGCGCAGCGGCACGGCTGCAACAAAGTGGCGCGGTCGCCGAGCGGGGCCGATCTTGCCGAACTGCGCCGGATGAGCCGCGAGGACGCCGACAGCATCATCAGGACGTGGAATGCCGACGTTGAGCGCCAGGTCGAAAAGCTGTACGCCGACAACCCGCGCGGCAACCGCAACTACTACGCGCGCGGGATGGAAGCCTGGGCCGCCCAGCGCGAGGCGTTCAAAGGCCGACAGATTGCGCTTGTGACGGAGACGACCGCGGCAGAGTTTGCCCGTGGTCGTTTTCGTGAGGCGAACTACACCGGGCGCGAGCGCTTCCAACTCACAGGCCCACCGCCGACGTGCCGTGAGTGTGCAACGCTGTTCGCTGCTGGAGCGGTCGACAACGCATTCATCCGGCGTCATCCGACGCCGGTCCATATCGGTTGCCCGCACACGTGGACAGCGGTCAGGCTACCGAAAATCAACTGTAGCGAGATGTGGTTAGGGTAATGGGAGAAGCCATGATTTCACGACGCAACTTTCTGAAATTCCTGGGCGTGGGCGCTGGGGCTGCTGCTGCTGCGCCAGTCGTTGCGCTGGATATGGCGCAGGCGGCTGACCAGACCGCGCTTGCCGTGGTCGATGCGCAGGCCGGTGACGTGGTCGCCACTTTTCACACCTTTGACGACCCACACGAACGCGAAATCGTTCGTGCGTCGGATGGGGAATATGACATCCGAAGCAAGTTCGATGTGGATGCTGACCGGGCCAAATGGTTGCAGCAGATGATTCACGAGGAAGCCGCCAAGGTGACGCTGGTCAACGGTGGCGCACTGCCCGGTTTTCGCCGCTAACCGAGCGCGTGGCTGCGGTATAATCGCGGCAATCAAAATAAGGTAGGTCAGGCATGCGACACATCTTCACTCACCATGATCCAGACGGGGAAGTTGTGTTTCCCGACATCACGTCGGCACTGAAAGCACTTGTTGACGAGTTGCCTTACGTGGCTGACATCATCCTGACAGCCGGTGAAGTGTTTGGCGTTGGCGGTGTGGTAATCGGTCATGTGCCAACTGCGAAGATCGTACCGCATGATGGAGATGCGCAGGTCATTCCGCTGCCATTGCTTCGTGAAGATGGCGCGGTACTACGCATCGACTACGACGGCCTGCGCGACCGAATTAAGCTGGCGTTCGGTCAACCACTGACGAGCTAAGTTTCTACGCAAAGCATTCGAAGCCTCGCATAAAGCGGGGCTTTTTGTTTCCAAGGAGATCTGCTCTTGTATGACCTTATCGTTGTGCCGGTGCATTATCGTATCATCGCCCTCATGCGCTTCATTCTGTTCTGGCTACTGCGTCCACTGATGCGCTATGAGCCGTACCGCAATCCGCGAAACGTCGGCTATCTGGGCTATTGGACGCTGTTCGGTGCCGTCATCGTCTTCCGGCGCATGAACGGTCAGCGCCAGTATCTCTGGTGACGCAATGGAACTGGCGCTGAAGATCGACCCGGATGATCTGGCCCTGCTACGCCGTAGCTATCCAGAGTGCATGGCTCAGCGCGGTGCATACGAAATGGCATATTACGAGGCGCTCCACGCACTGCCCGATGAGACGTACGTCATCCAGCGCGTCGAGGAATATCGAGCCGGACGCCTGTGGGTGCATCACGGCAGGTCGACAGGCCATTAACGACATCAAATACCACAGCAAAGAGCCTGCGAAAGCGGGCTTTTTGTTTACCAACTTTTGGGGCCTGAATTTTCCAATGGCGGAACTACTGCCACCCGGCAGCGACGGCGGTTCGATCCCGTCAGGCTCCATTGTCCGATCAGGGCGAGATGCCCGACCTATCGCGAGATGCGAAGGACACATTATGCATATCAAGTTCGTGAACAACGTTCGTATTCGTACCGCCCGTCCTGCTGGTGCAGCGCACGGGCCAGACCTGAGTACACCCCGCCGCTGGTACGCCCCGGACGGCGACGGTGGCGCTGGCAGTGATCAGGGTGGCAGCGGTCAGCAGGGTGGTCAAGGCGGGGCGCAGGGACAACAGGGCCAGGGCGACGGTGGGACGCCGCCGCCGGAAACGTGGGAAGAGTGGCTGGCTGAACGTCCTGAAGCTGAGCGCGGCACCATTCAGAAGCTGTACGAGACGCACACCACCGGCTTAAGAACGGCGCTCGACAACGAGCGTGACGAACGGAAGCGGTTGGCGAAAGAAATGCAGGCCGCTGCGGACAAGCTGAAGGACGGCGACGCCAGCAAAGAGCAACTCACGAAGATGGCTGACGACCTGAACAAAGCCAACGCCAAAGCCGACTTTTTCCAGGAAGCGGCGAGACCGGAGATCGGCCTCGCAGATGCGGAAGCGGCCTGGATTATCGTGCAGGCGAAGGGTGATGCGTTCAAGGACCGCAAGGGCAATATCGACTTCGAGTTGCTGAAAGCCTCGCATCCCGGCCTGTTCCGCCAAGAGGGTACACCGAAACCGCCCAAGGGGAACGCGGGCGACGGTGTGATTAACAACCAGCAGCCAAGCACCAAAAGTGAACTCAATTCCGCCATTCGACGAGCGGCGGGCTATCAAACCTAGAGAGTGAGCTATGCCATACAACAACCTTATCAATCGGGCAGGCGCGCAGTCGCTGATCCCTGAGGCGGTTTCTCGTGAAATCATCCAGGCGGCAATGACTGAAAGCGCCGTGCTTCGTCGGGCGCGTCGTCTGCGGGACATGACGACGAGTGAAGAAAAGCTGCGCGTGCTGAGTGCCATGCCCGAAGCCTACTTCGTCAACGGGGACACCGGTCTGAAACAGACGAGTGATGTGTCCTGGGACGAAGTGTTCATCTACGCCGAAGAAATCGCCGTGATCGTCCCGATCCCCGAAAATGTCCTGGCTGACACGGAATATGACATCTGGGGCGAAGTGCAGCCACGCATCAACGAAGCGGTTGGGAAGGTCATCGATAAAGCTGTCCTGTTCGATGTCAACGCGCCAACCGCTTGGCCCGACGCCATTGTGACAGGTGCCGTCGCCGCCGGGAACGCTGTGACCATCGGCACGAACGCTGATCTTTACGATGACATCATGAGTGAAAACGGTGTCATCACGAAGGTCGAAGAAGACGGTTTCATGGTCGACGGGCATATCGCCGCCGTTACGATGCGCGGGCGTCTGCGTGGACTCCGTGATGCGAACGGGCAGCCGATCTTCGTCAATGCGATGCAGGCCAACACATCTTATCTGCTGGACGGTAGCCCCATCGAATTCCCGCGCAATGGCATTTTCAACGGCCAGAACACGGCGATGATTTCCGGGGACTGGTCACAACTGGTCTATAGCGTCCGTCAGGATATGACGTGGAAGCTGCTATCGGAAGCTGTCCTGCAGGACGCGTCTGGCAACATCATCTACAACCTGGCCCAGCAGGACATGGTGGCTCTCCGGGCTGTGATGCGTATGGGCTGGGCGCTGCCGAACCCGGTCAACCTCCAGAACAGCAACCCCAGCACGCGCTATCCGTTCTCTGTCCTGCGTAGCGCGTAAGCGGGAACACCATGAGCTGGTATCCATCCAACACAGCCAAAGATGCGGTGATTACGGTCGCCGCAGAGAACACCAACGTGGTCGCCGTCGCTATCCAACTCAAGGATAGCGGCGGTGCCGATCTGCGCGTGCGGGGGACGTGCTTCGCGTACCTGAGCGATGACGCTAACGGGGATAGCGTCGTTGCCACTGCACCCGACACCGTCGCCATTGGCACTGACGGTCTCGCTATTCCGCTGGTCGCCGGGAAGTGCTTCATGCTGACCAGTGAAGCAGACGGCGACATTGACCTGAATATCACCGAGGACGCGGCAAAGACCTGCTACCTGGTACTCGTCATGCCGTCCGGTAAGCGCGTCATCAGCGCGCCCATCGTCCACGCAACGTAATTCCAATCCACCTGCAACTGAGCCATAGGAGAAAACGCACATGGCTGGTTTTGATCGTGGGGCGTATCGCGCTACGCTGACGGCTGCCACGAACACCAACGGCGGCGCGGTTTTGTCGCTCCCAAACCCGGAAGGCGCGGACATCTACGTGACCCGCGTCATTCTCAACGTCCAGACCCAGTCCTCCGGCGCGGCAAGCGTCGACGCGGGTATCGCCGCCAACGGCACGACCTCCGCTGATAACCTGATCGACGGTCAGAGCGTGGCGGCGGCGGGTGTCTTCGACAATATCAAGAATGGTGGCACGAACGGCAAGGCGGGCCAGAAGTGGGCGGCAGGCCAGTTCCTGACGATCACCGCTTCGGCAACGGTCGCTGGGCTGATCGGCGAGGCCGTTATCGAATACGTGTTGCTGTAACTGGGGGCGGGCATGGGTGCAACCGAAAACCAGATTGCCCGCCTTCGTCGGATGGTGGACGAGCCGACTGAGGCGAACTACACCAACGATGACCTGCGGTACACCATTGAGAGCTATCCGTTGGTTGATGAGCGCGGCGTCGAACCGTACTGGTATGACACGTCGACCAATCCGCCCACGCAGGTCGCCACGCGTGGTTGGTATCCAACCTACGATCTACACGCGGCAGCGGCTGACATCTGGGAAGAGAAGGCGGCGGCGGTCGCTGACGAATATGACTACCCCGGCGCGGAAAGTCCCACCGGTATCAACGGGGTGGCGCGAAACTCTCAGGTCTATGACCACTACAAGAAACAGGCGCGACACCATGCCGCCCGCCGTACCGCCACTACCGCCAAGCTTATGCCGTGGCCCGGTCGAAACCGACGCGGCGATTCCATCATTGGTAACTTACCGGAGGTTGAACCGTGACCAAGTTGATCTATGAGTCCCCGAAGAAAGATCGGAAACGCAGTGCGCCGATTGCCGCCAGCGACAAGGCCAGTCGCGACACTCTGGAAGAGAAGGGCTGGCGGCTGATCCAGACCATCGAAGACGCGCCGATACCGGAAGAAGTGACCAGCGACGAATCAAGCACCCCGAACACTCCTGCTTCTCCGAACAGCAGCCAGTCATCGGAGCAGGAACCGCCGCCAGCTTTCCTCGAAACTATCGCGGCCCTGACTGCGGAACAGCGCACGGCGCTGGACAACGCGGGGCTGGCAACTGAAGACGCGTTGCGCTCAGCGACCGACGACGAACTCAAGTCCGTGCCAAAGATCGGCCCCGCTGCCGTCCGCGACATCCGTGCAGCGCTGCTGCCGCAGGGGCAGCCGCCTGCCTAAGCCATGCGCTACGACATCAAGGTCGATGCGAGCGAGGTTCACGCGGTGCTGAACGCCATCCTGCGCGCGCCTGCTCAGACCCGCCGCATCGTCTCCGGGCGCTTGCAGCGCCAGATCAAGCGCTGGGCGGAGCAGGAGGTCAGCAACTACCCGCCAGAGCGACCGGGCCAGACCTACGAGCGCACAGGAACGTTGCGCGAGAACTGGGATGTGCATGTCAGCACCCAGGGCGAAGCACTGGCAGTCGAGATCAGCAACGATGCGACCGGGCCGGACGGGCGGGCCTACGCAGTGTACGTCATTGGCGAGCGGCAGGCGTGGTTTCATGTCGGGCGCTGGACTGACGGTGACGAGGCCATCAACGACTACCTGGACGACGTCGGCAACGAGTATGTGCGCACGTATCTGGACGTGCTGCGGGAAGGGTCACGGAGTTGAGCGACAACGCAACCCCAGCGCAGATCGTGACGCGACTGGTTGAACTGGCTCCAACGATGGCGAGTGTGCAAAGCGGGTTTGCCGACGTCGCCGACACGACGATCATGGCGGGCGACCTGCCTGCGCTGGGTGTCATCGTTGGACGTGTTCTTGACCTGCGCTGGCACTCACTCGCGAATTACACGCTGGTGCAGGAATACATTCTATTTCTGCATACTGACATTCTTGGCGAACGTAGACCGTTCGCTACCGATCAGCAGCAGGCGAACGCGCTGTCGTATCTGCTGCCACTGATTGCGTTCTTCGCTAACCACGACCGGCTGCAACTGAATGACCGGGGTATCGTCCACCGGGCGGAACTCAGCCCGGACGGCATTCCGCGGCGTACTGTGCGAGACAAAATCCACTATCTGGGTATGGCTGCGCGGCTGCGCGTTACGACCCATCATACGAAATAGCGAGGGTGCTATGAAGAATACGAAGTTCGTCGTTCTGACGGACAGTTTGTGGGTGAAGAAGACCGGCGAGCGCCACAAGCGCGGCGCGACGGTCGACCTGGGCCACCTGTCGGCAGACGCGCGACAGTCGCTGGTCGATCAGGGCTACATCACCCCGGCAACGTCCGAAGAAGCCGCTGCCGTGCAGGCTGCGGAGAAAGAGGCGTAAATGGCTGCCATTAACCAACGCGATGTGATGGTCGAAATTGATGTCGCAGGGACTCCGACCGACATCACGGCGGGCTGCGTTGAAGTTCAGTTCGGCGCGAACAGCACCATTGGCGAGTACGCCACACTCGATAGCGAGTGGGGCAAGGCTGCGCGTGGCGTCAAGCGCGGCACGGGCCGTCTGGTCGTGCTGATCGAGCCGGGGGCGACGACCGCATACGGCTACCTGCGAAGTTGGGTGGCGTCTGGTGAGGCTCGCACCATGAGTCTCTACACACCTGACGATGATACCGGCTCTCGATCTGAAACGTTCGAAGCCGTGCCGGAAAGCCTTGACCCGATGGTGCAGGGCAATGCCAACGGCGGCGATGTTCAGAAGGCCACCTTCACTTTCCGCAGTGACGGCGAAGTGACACCTTCCATCATCGCCTAGTTATCCGCAGGGGCATGGCACGCCATGCCCCTCTGCTACTGTCCACCGTGGACAGTCAGGACATGATTTCATGAGCAATCAAGCACAATTTGCGGGTCTAGACGACATCCAATCGATGGATGACGATGTGGTGATCTGCCGTATTCAGCTTCCCGGCCTTGCCCCTCCCCAGCAGCCCCCGCTCCCTGCCACGTTAAGTGAAGAGCAAAAGGCCGCTATGCTGACTGTTTACAAGGCTGAACGCGATGCTTGGGAAGCGCAGTATCTCAAGCGTTTCCGGCTTGGCGTTCTGGCGTATAGCGAATACAACGACATCTATGCGGGTGTGCCAGACGCCGTTGTACCCACAAAGGTCGAGGGTGGTAAGCGCGTCCCGTGGCCTGAAGCGCCCAGTTATGGCCCCGCCAAGGTTGCGGTTGAGGACGAACGACGGCGGCGGTTGATGGCAGCTTCGCTCGAAAAGGGCGGCATGACCATTCCCGGCGACGACCTGGAAGCTAAAGCGAAGTGGCTCGCCGAGCGCTCGACGGCGGTGATTGCGGCCCTGCTGCTGGGTTTCACTCAGGCGCATCACGGGATGGGAGGTCGGCTCGAAGCCCTGAGCGACGGATTTCACGGGGTATCAGATTCAACGTGACCGGGTGATGGTTCGGCGCGGCATTCGGACGCTCGCCGAATGGCAAGCAATCCCTGCGGTCGAGCGCGACGCAATGCTGGCGCAGGATATGCGCCGTCAGCGTAGCCTGAATGAACTGCGGGAAGCGATCAGCGAGAACAAGTATGGACCGTTGGATGCGGCATGGTTCGTGCTTGTGGCGCTGGAACAGCTTTAGGGTGCCTAAATAAAATGTGGCGTACACTGTGACGTGATGCTTATTACGTTATAGGGGGCTACTATGCGCACTATTGCTGTGCTACTTGCGACACTTATCTTTTTGGCTGGTTGCGGCTTTTCGGTCTATGCGCTTTATCTGCCGAATAGCTATCGACTTGGCGGTGCTTCGGCGGTCCAGATCAGCCAAGTCTACGACACCGCGAGTTATTACGCCCTGCTGGGTATTGCGGCTTTCGCTGGCGCGCTGGTTCTGGTGAGTTCAACAAAGAACAGCGACTAGCGCCCCAGATCATTCAGAAAAAAAGCACTCCTTCGGGGGTGCTTTTTAATTGGAGTTATGCCGTGGCGGAAATATACCGCGTTGACATCAGAATCGACGCCAACGGGCAGCCCGCCATCGCCGCGTTGGATCAGGTCGAACGCAAAACACGTGGGCTTGAGGTCGCGGCCCGGCAAGGCTTTGGAGGCGCAAACCGGGAGGCTGGTCGCCTTCAGACGGGCATCGGCAACCTGCAATCGTTTGTCGTCGGACTGGGGACGGCATTTGTTGCCCAGGTGGGCGTCCAAGGCGTCATGGCGCTGCGCGACGCGGGCGCTGAAGCGGAATTCACATATGCGCGTTTTGAAGCGCTGGTGGGCGGCCCGCAGAGAATCGGCGACGCGATGGACATGCTGCGCGAAAAGACGCGCGGTGCAGTGTCCGACATGCGTCTACAGGCGGACGCGACGGGCCTGATGTTGACCGGTCTGGTATCAACCGCAGAGGAAGCGGGTGACCTGATAGCGCTTGGATTGAAGCTCGGCGGCGAAGAGGGGGTTGACGCACTGAGTCGGGCGCTTAAGAACAGTTCGATTGAGATGCTGGACAACCTCGGTATCTCCGCTTCCGCCGTGCGTGAACTGCGGGATCAATACACCGCTGCCGGGATGGATAGCGCCCAGGCTTTCGCTCGCGCCACGCTGGAAGTCGGGCAGCAAACGGCGGCCCGGCTGGGTGAAGCGGCTGAAGCTGGTCTGACTGCCGTAGGACGCGTTCAGGCCGCGATTGACAATCAGATGGCAAACGTCGCGCGCGGCGTGTCCGACATCTTCGAACGCTCTGCTGAGGATCTGATCCGCGCCATCGAAGTGCATGAAGCCTACTGGCGCACACGTCAGGATGTGCAACCAGGGCGTTATCAGGGTGCGTTACAGATGAACGACCCAAACGCGCCATTTGGTGGTGCGACAGGGTCGTTTGGTATCGGACTGTCTCAGGTCGACCTCGACCGGATGCGGCAGGCTCAATATATTCAGGACGACATGCTCTGGGCGCAGGTTGAGTCAGAGCGACGCGCTCGCAATTTTGCTGCTGAACGCGAGGCATTTGCACAACGAGTGGCGCAGCAGGAAGCCGCTCGTCAAAGCCGTAATGAGATTTATGGACAAGTAGGTGGCTGGTATTCGGAGATTCTGTCAACCTCTGGGGTGTCGCCATTCGCCAATGTAAGCAGGGATGGCGACTTCCGCTTCGGAAATACCCCGATGACGCCTCTGATGGGCTTCCAAAGCGCAGACGAACTGGCGGACATGGTGAAGTCAGCGGAGGACATCCGCGACGCGATACTTGAAGCCTCAGCAGCGGGCGTCATCACACCAGAGAACACACGGTATCTGGATGCAATTGTCGATGGGGCCGTACGCATCGCAGACGAAGCTGAGCGCGCCCGCGACGCCTACCTGCGCATCACAGGCTCGCTTTCGGGACTGCTGGGTACTGACCAATCCAACGCCACAGGTACACAAATCACAGACGCTGTTGCTCAAGGTATGCGCGACGCGGGCATGACGGACGAGCAGATTCAGGCATACGTTGATGCGATGGATTTGACCACTGGACGCCAGACTGAACTTTCGCAGCGTTTCGAGAATGAAGTCATTCCGGGCATTGCGAGGGTCTTTGAGCAATATGGCACCGACGCGGCTGTTGAAGCCTCGAATGCGTTCCAGCGCGGTTTGACGCTCTGGCAGGTCAACGGCTGGGGAATGCCCGATGACCCGCTGGGGTTGTCCGGCTATCGCATCGGCAGCGACGGCGCGGCAGTCTCAACTGGCGTTGGGCGCGTGCCGGACAATGTGTTTGCTGGTGGCCTGACGCCCGTCCAACGGCCCGAAGAAGCGCCAGCGTCGCCCTTCGGGCAATTGCTGGCGGAGGGCGACCAGGTAGTTGCCAAAGCGGGCGACATCCAGAACGCATTCCTACAAATACCGCCAACCATCGAGCCAGCAACAGCAGCTATTGCCAATGCAGGTGATCTGACTGCGGGCTGGCAGAAGTCGCTCGACGCTATGGCGGCGAAGACATACCCCCTGCGGCTGGAAGTAGAAGCCGACCTGCGGAAGCTTACCCCGATCATCCGCGAAATTATCCAATCCGAAAATCGCGCCAACGGCGGCACGTCGCCAGGGACCGACCCGCGCCGGACGCGCGGCCCTATCTAGCATCAGAAAGGGATTCAACTTGGGACATTACATTGATCCGAGCGGCATTCTTGCGGGTGCTACGGCGTCTGCGGCGATGGTGCGCGGGCTGTT